GTGCTGACCGCAAGGGACAAGACTCAGACAAAGTTACTGTGATCCACATTCAGGGTAGCCCGATTGAGCAGAAGATGTTTAAAGCGTTGGAAGGGAAAGTTAGCGATAACTTACTACTGACCGACATGTTCGAAACCGAAATTAAATCTTGAAAGGGGCTTGCAACGTATAAAAATCTGTGTAAACTGTCCAACCTTAGACAACAAAATAACAGGAGAAGTAATGGAAGAAGAAGCGATACCGTTAGATAGGCTTGTGAAAATATACCGCAAGCAACGAACGCGTATGACCGAACTGACCCAAGCGTACGACACACAAGCTGAAGTACTCAAGGCACAGCAGGACGAGATCAAGAACGCGATCAAAGAGCAGATGAAGGCCATGGGCGTCACATCTGTACGCACTACCGAGGGCACGGCAGTCATGTCCGTGAGAACTCGCTATACCACACAAGACTGGGACTCGTTCAAGAAATTTATGATTGAGCACGAGGCCATTGACCTGCTTGAGAAGCGCATTGCGCAGACCAACATGGCGACCTTTCTTTCCGAGAACCCCACCATCGTTCCCCCCGGACTCAACTCGACAACTGAGTTCGACATCACTGTAACCAAACCACGTTAACCAAGGAAATTAAATGAGCAACATAGCTATTTTTAGCGGCGTAGCCGTCCCCGCATTTGCACGCAACAACGAGCTTTCTGAAACAGCCAAAGCCCTGATGGGCGGCGCTGGCGGTAACACCAAGCGTATCAGCATCAAAGGCGGCGTGTTTCGTCTGGTCGCAGGCGGCAAGGAAGTCGCATCTATTGATGAACGCCACTTGGATGTCATCGTGGTCAAGGCAGCGCCTAAAGTCAGCCGCGTGTTCTACGCGGGCTCATACGACAAAGACGCAGCCGCTGGCCCTCCCGATTGCTGGAGCAACGATGGTGAGAAGCCTGACTCCGTTGCGAAAAACAAGCAGTCCGTGACTTGCATGGCCTGCAAACAAAACGTAGCCGGTTCGGGCCAAGGCAACAGCCGCGCTTGCCGCTACCAACAGCGCTTGGCTGTGGTGCTGGCCAGCGCCCCTGAAGGTGATGTGCTCCAGTTGACCCTGCCTGCCACTTCGGTGTTCGGCAAGGAAGAAGGCGACAAGCGTCCGTTGCAAGCCTTTGTGCGTTATTTGGCGGTTCAAAATCCGCCAATCAACCCTGAGCAGATCGTGACCCGCATGAAGTTCGACACCAAGGCCGAGAGCCCCAAGCTGTTTTTCCAACCCATGCGCTGGTTGACCGAGGACGAGTACGCCACTGTCAAGACGCAGGCTGATTCCGAGGACGCCAAACTTGCGGTGGTGATGACCGTGGCCCAAACCGATGGCGTAAAGTCAGCGCCTTTGCAGTTGGAAGGCAAGCCCCTTGCCGCTCCCGCTGAAGAAGGTGAAGAGGAAGAAGCCCCAGCCCCCAAAGCGAAGGCCAAAGCCAAGCCTACTCCTGTGGAAGCCGAGGAAGACGCTGAGCCGGAAGTACGCAAGACCCCAACCAAGATCAACGCTGTGCCTGCTGCCAAAAGCAATCTGGCCGGTATCGTTGCTGATTGGGACGACGAGTAATTAATTCGGGGGGAAAGCGGATGCTGTGCGGATTGCCAATTGGGGATGGATTCCCGGTTGGTTTGAAACTTAGTGCAGCGAGTACCCCCACCTAAAACTATGGCCTATTCACAACGCATCAAAGACTTGATACGGACGGCCCCGCGCACTGCGGGCAATACGCTTGGGCGTTGGGCCGTTCACTTAGAGTTTCCCGTGACAAAACTAGCTTACGCTCTTGGCGTAACTCGGCAGACCATTTATAACTGGTTTGCTGGTGGGGAAGTATTCGTCGCCTATCAACAACGCGTTGACCTGATGGTTTCCGTCATGTCAACATCAAAAACAGCAGAAGAAGCATGGAGAAGAATATGCAAGGTATACAACCTCAAACCCTGACCAACGACGAGTTGGAGCGCATGGTTTACATCACCGGCCCAGACAAACTGCCTAAAAACTGGGTAGAGGAAGTGCTGCGCCGCACGCTAGCTGACTGGCGTGAGACAAACCCCAAAGACCCCGCCCAGCTAAAACTCGACTTCTCTTAAACCATTTCCCAAGGATACCTATGGAACCGCTTGAGTTTCTAGCGGAGGTACTACCACCCCCTGGAAATGGTAGATACTGTGTTGTTGAACTGCTGACAAAGAAAAAGGAACACTTTTATGTAGATACGTTGGAAGAAGCCATGCCAAAAATAGCGGCGTGGAAACAGCGGGGGTTAGATGTTTATTTTGCGCTGGGCACGTTTGGAGATTTAAACCGCCGCATTGCAACCAACGTACAAATGGTTCGCTGCATAGCAGTGGATGTGGACTGCAATCACCCCAAGGACATACCTGACCCCGAAACGGGAGAGTTGAAAACCAAGGCGTATCCGTCAGCGCAAGTTGCGGCGCAGGCCATCATGCAGTTTGCTGATGAGGTGGGGCTGTCCGGGTTGGGCAACCCTTGGCTGGTGGCTTCAGGCGGTGGTGTGCATGCATACTGGCCGTTCAAAGAGGCCGTGGATATCAACGAGTGGAAGCCAGTGGCCGAGGGGTTCAAGCGCCTGTGCTTTCAAAAGAAGTTGGACATCGACCAGACCATCACGGCAGACGCATCAAGGGTGCTGCGGGTCTTTGATACGGTCAATACCGGCATCAAGGGAAACAAAAAAGTACGCGAAGTTACCAACGTCAAGTTCAAAAATGCGGGCGACCATTTTGACTTTGCGGACATCCGAGCGCTGGTAGAGCGCAACTTGATAGGCACGGCCTACGAAACCAAGGCCCCCAAGGGTGGCGATGGCGGCACTGCGCTAGCGCTGCCGGGTAAGCGGCCCAGCAAGGATACGACTTCGATCAAGCTGTTTGAAAATAGTTCGACAAAGTTTGAAAATATTTACCGGGCCACCAAGGCTGGCCGGGGCTGCGAACAGCTTCGACACTACGCCGAGCATGCGTCCGAGGACGGTATGGAACCGCTATGGCGGGCACACCTGAGCATTGCCCAGAAGTGTGACGATGGCTCCAAGGCGGCGATATGGCTCAGTAAGCTGCATCCGTACGACGAAGACCGGATGAACACTAAGATGGCCGAAATCAAAGGCCCGTACCCCTGTACCAAATTTGATTCAGAGAATCCCGGTGTGTGCGTGGGGTGCAGCCACTGGGGCAAGATCACCAATCCGTTGTCGCTGGGCCGGGAAACGGCAGTAAGCACCGAAGCCAAGGTGGTGGACATCACCCAAGACGATGGCTCAACAGCCAAAATCCTGCGGCCTGAACCGCCACGAGGGTATGCCTACGGGCAGCACGGCGGTGTGTTCATGGAGCGTGACGACGAGGATGCCGATGGCAACAAGACCAAGCGCCAGATTATGCTGCTGCCGTTTGACCTATTCCCGCTGGACATCCTGAACATCAACGGCGACCATACTGTGTACATGGTGGCGCTGCGCAAGTCCGGCCCGCAGGAAGTCACCCTCCCCCAACGGGCCGTGGTCAGCAAAGACGATACGCTGAAGAGCTTGGCCACGCAGAACATCATTGCTGCCTTCGGGGCGGGCAACGACAAAAACCTGTTTGACTACGTGCGGGCCGCAGTGGAAAAGCTCAGTAGTGAACGTGCCCCGCTGGATGTGCCTGACCACTATGGGTGGCAGACTGACGGTAGCTTTGTTCATGCGGGTATGGTGTACAAGGCCAACGAGGAGCCCAACAAAATCCCGCTTCCGGGGCTGGAAAACATTGTCAAAAACACGCAGATGACGGGCACGATGGAGAACTGGCTCAGGTTCATAAATCTGCTGGTGTCGCGCAAGCTGTGGGATCAACTAGCCGTTATTTTCCTTGGCGCTGGGGCTCCGCTGATGCGCTTTACGGGGTTGTACGGGCTGACCATCCACTGCTGCTCCACCGAGTCTGGCACGGGTAAGTCACTGGCGCTGGACGGCGCGGCATCCATATGGGGGCATCCGACCCACTACCGCGCTGGCTCGGGCACTTCTCCTGTGGCGATGCAGCACCGCCTTGGCCTGCTGCACAGCATGCCAATGATTACAGACGAGATTACAACCACCAACCACAAGGACTTTGAGTGGTTCCCCGGCATGACCATGACGGTCAGCGAGGGGCGGGGCAAGGAGCGCATGGAGTCCGGCTCAAACAAAGAGCGGTTGAACTTATCCACATGGGCCACCTTTGCGCTACTGTCATCGAACACCCATGCCGTGGACTACATGACCGGAGCGCGTAAGCACTCCTCGGAGGGGGAACTGCGCCGAGTGTTGGAATGGATAATGGACGAGAAGCTGTCATGGAGCCCCGAAGAAATTGAAATAATCAAATCCTTACAGGAAAATTACGCGGTAGCCGGTGATGTGTGGGCGCAGTACATGGTGGACAACGTGGATGCGGTCAAGAAAATGACTAAGGAAACCGTGACCCAGATGTACAAGGTTTACACCGCGCCCAACGATGAGCGTTTTTGGATGGCTGGGGTAGGCTGCGCAGTGACCGCCGCGCTGTGTTTTGGCAGTAAGTACGCTGGCATAGTTGACGTACCTATTGAACCTCTGATAGAGAGCTACCGCCGCAGCATCAACACGATACGCACCGCCATGAAAACGGGCAAGCGCACCGCTGAGGACATCCTTAACGGCTTCATACAGGAGCACTACGGCAAGTTCGTCATCGTGCATTTTGGCGACAAGGCTGGGCCTATGGCAAGGCTGGGGGACAGCAGCGCAGTGGACAAGAACACTACCCGAGCGCAGATCATGGGGCGCATCGAGCACGGCCTGACCGTGGGGTACGTGGACTTTTACATCGAGGAGCGCACCCTCAAGTCATACTGCTCCAATCACAGCTTTGGCTACGCCACGCTCAAGACCCACCTTGAAAAGCAGTTTGTGGTGTCGTACATCGGTAAGAAGGACATGATGGCCAAAACCAACGGCCCGCCAATGCGGGTGGGCGTCATCAAGATTTCGCGGGAAGAAGACCAGCTTGACGAAGAAATTAAAAATCCGTTGGCCTTGGCCGCAACTTAAAAAAGGGCAGGGGTTCTTTATCCCTACCCTTGACCCCGAGCCCCTCCGCGTGGAGGGGCTTGATAAGGCTTTGGAGTCCCGAATTTTTAACGCGCAGTGCGTTACTTGCGTTAAGAACGGTCGGTTCGGTCTTTGGTTCTTTCGTAGACCGCTATCGAGCCACGGGCAATAGTAGTCTTTATCTTGTCGAGACGTTCCAGCATCACGTCTTTTTGCTCCGTGGTCAACTTGGGGGAAGCGCGAATCATGCGCTCTTGTTTGGCCAACTCGCCAAGCTGCTTCTGTACCGCGCCCGATACCGATGTTAGGGACATTTCAGCAGCGTGTTCCTGCATGAAAGCGCGGGCTTCAGCAACGCGGCCTTTGGCAACCATATCATCGAACGTGCCCTTGACCTGCTGGATGTACTCCATTTGGTTGTAGGCTGCGTCCAGCGTACCCCGGCCCTGCACGGGTTGGAACAGACCGCCAATGAAGGGCTCTTTGCTCATTGGTTTGGTGGGCTTTGCGACATCGGCAGGCAACTCCGTATTGAGTAGCGGGTTGGCAAGCTGCACCAAAGCGATACCCAAACCGCCCGTGTAGCCCCGGATAAGGTGGTCAATGCTGATGGCTGATATGCCCTCACGCCCCGTGAGTTTGCGGATTTCTTCAGCGCCGGTCAACTGTGCCAACAGCTTGGCCGCTTCGGTGGTGTTTTCGCGGTAACGCTCGGACGGGAGAACTTTCTTCTCACGGGCCGATTCAATGTCGCCGCCAAAGAACGAACTGCCCAACGCCACTTCTGTTAGAGGTTTGATGGCAGCAGGTAGTTGGAATGGGTTGGACTGGTCGATCAGCGTCAGCATGCCGCCCACCGCCGCCTTGGCTTTCTCGTCACCAAAAGCTAAGTTGAACACCGCCTCGGGCAAAGACTTGAACAAGTAGCCCAATTCAAACGGCACAGGGATTTTGAGCGGTTCTTTGGAGTCGCCGACATACACGAACCAGTTGCCGTAGCGCTCCTCGGGCTTGGCGCGTTTGTATGCCTCGTCGTCCTGCATCATGGCGGCATAGGCCATCGTGCCTGCGGCCAGCAGGAGTCCACGGGCCAACATTTTTTCGCGGATTTTTAACTGCTCACTGTAGGGCATGTCCCCCTTGAACGCCCGGTACAGCACATCCAGACCTTGAATCTGAGCGTTGAAGAACGGAATCAGCGTATTGAGCGCTTGGATGCTGGGTGATAGGCCACGGCGGTTGAAGTTCATGGACTCCAGCGTGCGCAGCAGCGCCGCCTGCTCGGACATACCCTTGTCCAACGAGTCTTTGTACACCACCGCACGGGTAGCCGCATCGCCTTGGAGCGCAAAAGCGTCTAGCCTAGCCATCCCTTTAGCCCAACCTGTTTTACCAATGCTGATTTCCTTTAGAAACTTGGACATGTCTCGCTGATCGCCGGTAAAGACGTTGCTACTGATAGCGCCTGTTGACATCAACTTCGCTTCAGTTTCGCTGCGTCCGGCCACCATACTGGCTAGCTCCCGCATGGACGACAAGATTGGCGTGGCATCCGTGCCGGTGGTCAACCACGCGGTCATTGGGTCACGGATAACTTGGCGCACGGCGTAGGCTGGGTTGCGCACAATGAAGTTACGCAGCAGCGTGGCGGGCACACCCATCATCTGCACAATCGCAGGCATGGTTGTCTTGATACCTTCCATGCCCTTGACGATCAAATCAGCCGGGATGCCGTACAGATCGGTGTCGATGGTGACAAAGTGCGGCACACCTTTAACTTGGAACCGCACCGTGCTAGCGTTAGCTGGCCCCGTACCTTTACCCATAGCGCTGGCAACGCCCATCTTGTGCAGCATGAAAGCGGACTCCTGCACGGATTTATTGCGCAATGCCATGCTGGTGAGCATGAACGTGTTCTGCACCGCGCTGGTAAAGATTGGCAGAATCTGTTTGTTGTCGCCCACAAGTGCATGCAACTGTGGCTCGTCCTTGATGTTGCCGATACGAATTGCGTGCTCTTTGTCAATGACCAATTCAACATTATTGTTGCTGTTCACACGGTAGAACGGGATGTACGGCGTACGCTTTAACTCGGCTGCACGTTCTTTGGTGAAGTACCCGGCCTGCGTTGCAAAATCTATCAAGCCGTTGTTGTACTCTTGGTACAGTCGCGCTGCTTCTTTAACCGCAGCCATCTTCTCTGGGTTAGCCCGCAACATGGCCATGATTTGCGCGTGCTCTTCTTTGACCTTGGCGGGGTTCTCGTAGTTAAGCTTTTCCCAACCAACGACATCCGCTTTTAGCCCAGCTACATACGCAGTTAAAACTGCTTCGCCTTCCGTATCGTTGTCGAACTTGCCTTTTTCCAGCGCCTGCGCCACATCCATCATGTTGGGGCCTTTGACGCTCTCGTAAATGTAACCGCCGCCCTCGCCTTTGCGGATACGGTTGTTTCCGTTGGTCAGCGCTTGGCCTGCAAGCTGGCTGGTATTTTGCCCAAAACGCAGGAAATACTCGGCGTTTTGCGCTTCGAGACTACCAATGGCGTTTTTCTCCACGCCTTTTTTCATGACTTCAGACAACGCAGCATAATTGTCCACAAACTGCACACGCCCGGCAAGGCCCAAGAAGTTGCCTTTGAGCTTGTCAATAATGCCTGTTTCCTTGGCAATAAAAGAACTGCCCAGCGATGTAGGTTCTGTGCGAGTGCGGAACAGTGCCTCGCCTTCGGGGGTTTTGTACACACCCACGGTTTGGTACTCTTGGGGCCGCTTGCCTTTGACAACGTAGCGTTTTGCATTGGCCACAACTTGCCGCACAGCGTCATCGCCGATAACCTGACCACGGAACATCTTATTGAAGAAGGTCTTGATTGCATCAAAGACTTTGCGCAGGGCGCTGCGCTCGGCTGCATTTGGCGTGGAGGTTTCGGCCATTTCGGCCAGCACTTCTTCCACCGCAACATTGCGGCTCAGGTTCTTGCTTTGCTTTAACTTGGCGTTGGCGGCATCACGCACAGCAGCATTACCGCTGTACAGGTCGTTCATGGTCTGGGCGTAGCGATCACCCATCATTTCACGCAAACCAAAGTGACCGGCAATCTCATGGGCCACGGTGGCCACGACATCCTCAGCGGTGTGCATCTGGTCGCCGACAATATAGGCCGTCTTGGCATCGGGGTCGTAAACGCCGGGGACTTTGTTCTCCACACCGTCCTTGATCGCTTGCTTTTTAATGGGGTCGGGCAGCGCATCAAAGTTGCGGGCAAACACAATGTTGGGCACAATTTTCCAACTGTCCGTGATACGGGAGATCAGGCGTTTGACTTCTTCCTCACGCATCGCAGGGCCAGTATCCTCACTGACGCGGTACACCGCTCCTTCCTTCTCGGACTGGATGCCTTCTTCAAAGTCTTTAAACAACTGCTTGCTAAGTTCCCGTGGAGCGTGCCGAACTTTTTTGGTTTCCTGCGCGGTGCGTTGTTTCAGCGTCTCTTTGTACTCAGGCGTTTGGCGACCAAACTTCTTTGCATTCTCGCCTAGCTGTTTGACCGAGCTTGCTTTGTACTCTGCAACTTTCTTGTCGTCCGGGCCATATTTAGCACGTAGCGTTCCAAGGCGTTTTTGCACTTCTTTAAGCTGCGCCTTGTACTCAGGGTTCTCTTGGCCAAGCAAGACAGACAAATCCCGGAATTCTTTAGCGTTCTCTACTTCGTACTTGATGTCACCGGCATTGATACGCGCTGCGCGTTTGGCTTCGCGGAATGGCCCGGCTGCACCGGCTTCACGCATGATGCGTGCGCTTTCGGCGGCTTTCTCGGCCCGGACAGAAACGGCTGGTGGTGCAGGCTCAATTGTACGGAACTGCTGGTGCAGCGCAATTACTTTTTGCTTGGCCGGTTCAACATAGGTGCTAACCAGACGCTCATACTCTTTGGCCAACGTACCCATACGCCGCTGTGCGTAGGCTTTTTGCATGTTGGTTGTTTGCGGAGCCTCAAGGCTGTCGGTTAACGTGGTGTGCTCGTCCGCAATTTTGTAC